AATGGTTTAATTGCGGGTATGACACCCAATGCGTTTGATACTTTTGCCACTGCAGTTGCAGGACCAGATATCATACCTGTCTTATTGGCTTCATCAATCTCTGATTCCTTACCAGATTGAGGCACGAGCGTAGAAGGTTCTCTGCTGGTCAAAACTGTGAGAGACATGTCCTCTGCCCACGCAAAAACAGATATAGTTACTTGGTCAGAAGCACCATTGGCATGCTTCAAAGTATTCAACGACCGCAAATACATTCTTCCCAAATTTCTGTATTGCGCCGTAGGCACTTCCAAATAATTATCATAGTGGAAAAATGGTAAAATCAAATCACCCCCAGTTGATGTGGTGGGATCCAAAAATACATGAGGCAATTGAGATGTTTGCACTAGATCTTGCGAAATGAGCGCTGAATGCGTCGACAAAGTGTCAAAGGAATCCATAGGTTGGTATGCTGCCAAAGCTCTACCATATTGAAATCCATTGCCATTAATGACAAGTTTCAAATGCAATTTACATCTCATCAAATTGTAGTTGGCAATACGATTAATAACGCGTGGATTGCCAAAATACAACTCTCATGGATCAAAATCATTTGCCAAAGTCGTACTAGTTGACCATTCCTTCTCATAAATTTTAATTGGTCGAGAAAAGAAATTTCCAAGTTCAGCATCTGTTGAATCTTGCAACATGCGCGTAGGATCCATCTCAGACAACACTTCATAGCTGTAAGACGGATTCTGATCGCGAAAAGTCACATTTTCTTCTTTCGATTGTGTAGCGGACGAAGTAATACGATTGTCATTCGTAGTCTCTCGCCCAGATTGTGCCACCAGCTCATCATGCTCTGGTGGCGCCACCACCAAGGTATCCGCCTTTGGTGGTGTAGTGGTTGTTGTGTTGTTTAATTCGACCAAGGGCCGTGCACCGGTCCCAACCTCGACCTGTGCTCCTTGGAAAAATTCCATAATACATTTACAATTATTACCAACCCCTTTTATGTACAGACTGCAGAGCGGGTTAACTCATACAGAACGAAGTATTTACAATTGAGCACGGTGAACTCATCTCTCGATTCCCCATTAGGGACCGTTAAACATGCAAAGCCTACATCTAATCTACAAAACACATAAATATCAAAATAAACGTGGTATCCATATACATGCATTAATTTTGCTTACCATCAGGTTTAAAACTGGGCCGGATTTAATGTCTCCGAAGTGACGGTGGAGTGAACTTACTCCGGTTGATAGGTTGTGACCCAATCAGCTGCACGTTCGTTATAGCTTAAATTGAGTCCAGTACACATGTGAGAAATTCTAGCTCGATTTGC